AACATAAATGATAATACAAAAGAAATAGAAAGCATCAAAGAAGCACTGATTGAATTTGAAGAAAATCTTGATGAAAGAATGAAACCCCTGGAAGCAGAAAGAGAACAAAGATTAACAGAGATGAATAAAAGTTTATTAGATAAAGTATTGAGGAAGAATAATTGATGGATTTTATGGCAGTATATGGTGAAGCTGGAATGATAGGTGTGGTTGGTGCTATGTTTGTTTATTTAGTAATAAGTATGTCAAATAAATCAGCTAAACAACAAGAAGAATTAGAAGCATTAAAAGTAGAAAACAGAGGGCAATCTGAAACACTTGAAAACATGGAAGGCATGATTATTAAACTTATTAATAGATGGAATCAATCAGATGATAAGCTTGATAGAAAATTTGATGCAATGACATCTAGCATTAATGACTTAGATAATCAAGTTTCAAGAATAGATGGAAGTTTGTCTAGAATCAATGGAAAACATTAATGGCTAAAGACCCAAGATTAAAAAGATTTGGTTTGTCTGATTATAACAAACCTAAGAGAACGCCAAGACATAAAACTAAATCTCATGTTGTACTTGCAAGATACAGGAAGGGTGGCAGAACTGTTACTAAGTTAATTAGGTTCGGTCAGCAAGGAGTCAAAACAAATCAAACAGTTGCACAAAGAAGAGCATTTAAGTCACGACACAGAAAGAACATAGCAAAGGGTAAAAGTTCAGCGGCATGGTGGGCAAATAAGGTTAAATGGTCACCTAGTAAAACTAGGAGTAAATAAGATGGATTATGAAACAATAGATGAATACAGAAGTAGTGTCAAAGAAAGATTAGCAAGGATAGAATCTATTTTGCAAAGAGAATTACCAGATATAAAAGAACAGCTTAAAATATCTAATGGAAGAACCAGGTCACTTGAAAACTGGAGAAACTACATTTTGGGTGGTATGGCAATATTAATTTTTTTATTTACTAATCTAAAATAGGAGATAACTATGAATATAAAAGCAGTGGTATTAGGAGAGATAACAAAGCAAGTTGAAGCATCTATACCTGAACTTCAAAAAGGTTTAGAAGCTTTAGTTATTGACAAAATACAATCTAAAGAATTTGAAAAGGAGTGGGCAACTGCTTTAAATAAAAAACTGAATTTGCCATTTCTTAATGAAGAACAAGAACAAGAACTGTTTGAAACCATGATAGATAAAGGCACTGATATTGTTGCTGGTATTATGTCAAAGTTGCTTAAAGGTAAGTAATGATTGACTCAATGCAAATGCTAACAATCATAAAGGACACTCTAGAAAAGATGGGTTCTAAATATGCTAGTCATGATGCACAAATGCTGGTTTATAGGACTGGTTTAGTTGAATCTAAATATAAATATATTATGCAGAAAGGCGGTTCAAACATAGCCAGAGGATTTTGGCAGTGTGAACCCTGGGTGATGGTTTCTTTATGTAATGATTACTTACAGTATAGAAAAGAGCTTCTTAAAAAGGTTGCTGAGATATGCTATCTTGATTGGAGTTTTTTTACTGCACCTGATGAGGATAAGTGGAGAGATATACTTACAACCAACCTTATTGCTGGAATTGTTGCTTGTCGGCTACACTATTGGAGAGTGCCACACCCTATGCCTAAAACACTTGATGAACAATCTCAATACTGGAAAAGGTATTATAACACTTCATCTGGCTCTGGAACTGAAGAACATTTTAAAAAGATAGTCATGAAATATGGCTGATATTGTCCAAGATGTTGAAGGTAATATTATAGGTTGCAGATATTGTGGCAGTAGAAGCATAAGAAAATTTGGATTTTTATATAGAGCAAATAGTAAAAGACAACAATGGATGTGCAATTCTTGTGGTAAAAGAACTGTCAATCCAAGCATACTTGAAAAGGCTGAATTTGTAAAAGAGATAACTGATCCTGATTATATACCAATAGAAGAATTAATTGAACATAGGAAAAGAAAATACTCAGTAAAGGTAAAGGGAAAAGAATCAAGAAGATTAATTAACATTGATATAAAAACCAAAGGTGTTATTGGAATTTGTCATTTTGGTGATCCCCACATTGATGATGATGGTACAAACATTGCTGATATTTACAAGCTATGTGATTTAATAAATAATACAGATGGTATGTTTGCTGGAAACTTAGGAGATGTGCAAAATAACTGGATTGGTAGATTGTCTTTTTTGTATGGTCAACAATCTACTACTGCAAAAGAATCATGGAGGCTTACAGAACACTTTGTAAATAGGGTTAATTGGCTGTATTTGGTAGCTGGAAACCACGATGTTTGGTCAGGTGATGGTGACCCCTTAGATTTTATAATGAGGGATCACAAGGGGGTATATGAAAAATGGGGTGCTAGGTTGAATCTAAGGTTTCCAAATGGTAAGGAAGTAAGAATAAATGCTCGTCACACTTTTAAGGGGTACTCCATGTGGAATACAGCGCATGGGGTAGCTAAAGCGGCACAAATGGGATGGAAAGACCATATACTTACTTGTGGGCATATTCATGTGTCAGGCTATCAGGTTTTAAAAGACCCAGCATCAGGGTTAATTTCTCATGCCTTGCAAGTTGCAAGTTTTAAGATTTTAGATGGCTATGCTGATAAGTTAGGTTTAGATGACAAAAACATATTTAATGCACCAGTTACAATTATTGATCCACAATATGAGGATGATGATAATAGGCTTATTACAACCATTTTTAATGCTTATGAGGGTGCAGAGTACCTAAAATGGAAAAGATCAAAGAAATAAGGACTAAAGAAGAAAACATAAATGCTTTTGATGTAATTATGAAATGCAAAGAGTTAGCAAGGCAAATAGATTTATCTAATGTAATTCTAGATAATACAAGTATTGATGAGAAAGAAATGATTATTAAAATGGTAGAAGGAATAAGAAGCTTAGAACTAGAAATTATTGGATTTGAAGCATGAGTACCTATCAAGCAACCTTTTGTAATACAACAACAGATTTATTATTTATAGAGCCAAATATATCAGATTACGATGGTAAAAGGGTGCTTCCTAGCAACTTTACCACAACAGCCACTAGTAACCTATACCAACTAAACAATACAGGGTTTGTTGGGCAATTATATAAGGATGGGGTTGAAATGACATCTGTAACAGATACACCTAATGCAGATAATGAATATAATTATTCTTCCAGCACAGACTCATTCCAATTCTTCTTAGCATCATCATCTGTATCTGCACTTAATTCTAGCGTGTTTGAGGCATCTAAAGACTGGGCCGATTTAAAGACTGAAGCAGTCAATCGTGCCAGTGACTTTGTTAGAAGTTACCTCCCCTATCCAATATACCCTAACAAGGGAGTTGGCACATCAGATGCCTCTTCATCAAGCTTTCCTGAGATTATTGTTAGAAGCACAGCAATTATGGCAGTTGAATCACTTATAAGACCATATGATTTTGAGAAAGCAGACCAAATAAAATCACAAGCAATTAATGATGAAGAAACTGGGTTTCTTGATAGGCTTAGAAAGGGTGAAATAACCCTATATCAACAAGAAGATGAAAGTAAATATAGAGGTATAATAAGAGTTGTTTCTGTTGATTCTAACACTACTGGTGGCATTGTAGATGTAAAAGGTAGGTCATCTTATCCTTGGGATGTTATAAAAATTATAATCACAAATGGTGGCACATTTACTGCTGGGGTTGCTAACACTACAGTAAAATTTAGTTCATTCATAGGTAATGAAAATGGATTGAAATTAGAAAGAATGGCAAATGATGAAATCATTGATGGTTATTGGCAGTTAGTTGGTCACAATATGTATGTCAGGTTCAGCCCAGGATTGTACGTTACAAACGATGAGTTTGAATTAGAAGTTAGTGGGCAATTAGATCAAAGGCTAACACCAATTAAAACAGTTAGAACAAGTAGGTATTAATGCCAACAACATTTACTAATATAATATTTGATGAAGTAGTTGAAAACCTTGCAAAATTAATTAATGATGAATTTAATATTTCAGTACATTATAATGAACATAAACCCCCACAATCTTTTTTGCTTACAGCACTTAATGATGATTTTGTTACTAATTTAAGCACAGGGATGCAAAGGGAATATACTGTTGAAGTAGGGTATCAATTAAAGTTAG